CGCTTAAAATCGCGTCCGTAGTCTCAATCAGCTTCATGTATTGATACCACGCCCATGGGGGTTCTGCCCCCGACGCGATCTTTTCCTTCGCCCAAGTGCGAACGGCCTCTAGTTCAGTCTTCATTAGAATCCCCCGGAATGTACTAACAGTGTCGAAAAAAGATGCATAAATCAATCCTTTCCGTTATACCTGCTGTCAAGGGATACATATCCTTTATTCTCCTTGTTAAAAGCAGGGCAACTCGCCTTAGCTCGGCAACCTGCGCATTGAATCTCACCGGCTTGCAGATGGTTAAGCGCCGTTGCCGGACCGTCGTCGAGGATCTGCAAAGCCATCTCGGCACTCTCGTACAGGCCCATACCCCATGAAATCAGCGAGTCAAGCGTCACCGTGTACTCGACCGGCTCCATGCGCATCGCTTTTAGCCGTGGCATGTGCAGGCGCAGCACGATGCTACCGAAGGTATTGAGCGACTCGTGCTTGATGGCGGCTGCGAGACCGAACATCCGCAGCTTGGCGCGTGCCGCGACCTCGTCATAGCTGGTGCCAAAGTCGATGACGTCGACTTCAAGCAGCGTCTCGTCGCCTTGCTGCGCCAACATGATGGCATCAGCCACAATCACCGCGTTTTTCTCGCCAGTCATGGTCGAAATCGGCAAGCGCTCGTTGACGCGCATCGTGACCGTGCCACTGGTTTTAAGGCGCTCCATGCGAGCAGTGATCGAATCGACGTAAGGCAGCAGCAATGCTTGCCGATCGTCACCAGACGGCGCGGTCTTAAGCAGCATCATCGCAGCCAGCAGACGGGATTCGGACCAGATGTCGTCCGGTTCCGGAAAGCGAGACTCCATGCTCAAGCTGCCAGGGCAGCGCGAGATCCGCTCGATATTGTCAGGACCAGCTAACGGCGTGTAGACGCTCACGTCAGGTTCTTCCAAGGCCGGCGGTTCAATTGAATGCCCATGGAGCATGACCGCTGGCACGCTCCTGAACGAAAAGGCCACTTAAAAGGTAATCTGAACTTCACTCTATCAACTCCTTCGCGCTGAGAATGGCCTTGCGACGGTCCTTGACCTTGACGAACGCCTCACGAGCCGCTACGTCCTTCACCGCCTTAGCGCGAGCATCCGCCGCAGTGAACGACTTGGCAAGCTCCTCGAGAGTCGAACAAGCCTCCATGCCGTCGATGATCGAGAGGCGCTCGGATTCGGAGAGTCCCGCATGCGGCGCATCGACAGTTGAAGCGACTGCGGGCTTAGCCTCACCACCAGCCGCCCATGCGGCGACACGGCGGCCGGCTTCTTCGTCAATGGGTTTGCCAGCCGGAAAAATGTCGCGGTGCTGTTCCTGCAGCTTGATGAAGTGCGGAATGCCAGGCCGATCTGCGGTCAGAAGAAACGAACAGGTAAGCTCGAACGGCAGGTTTTTATCACACACAGGAAGCCAGCCGTCGAGCCCGGTAAGCGACTGTTTCTCGCGAATCACCATCTTGCCGTTTTCCTTGACCATTTCGATTTTCTGTTCAGCGCGAAAGCAAAGGATCAGATGCGCCTTTACCTGAAGCAGCGATTGCACAAATTTCTTATGCGCCATCTTGGGCTTGATCCATGCGGCCATCTTGACCGACTCTCGTTTTTTCCAATCGTCTCCCGCCATGCGATCTAGTTCTTCCTCCTGCCAGTCGAGCACGCCGCCATCACCTGCCCAAATGTGCGAAGTTGAGTCGACCACAATCGCTTTGTAGCCCGCTTTGTCGGCCGCTTGAATCGCGTCGAGGTACGACTGCGGTCTGAATGGCGCGCTGAGCTCGCAATGATCAAACTTGAATTGATCGGCATAGTGGAGCGCGCGCCGAGCCTCGGTGTCGATCACAGCGAAAGGCTGATCGCCGCAAATACCAGACGCCAAGCGCATTGCAGAGAAACTTTTCCCACCCCCGGTACCAGCAACGAGTCCTATAAGCAAGTTGACGTTCTCGCGTTTCGCGGGTCTAAATTGAAACATGGCGTATCCTTTCGTGGTCAAAATGTTCTCTCAGGCTCCACCGCTCCCTGCGATAAGTCTCGGCTTTAGCTGGGTCCGTCGTCACCCTGACGATTTCATCGAATACAGCCATCCAAGCGACCGGTTCGGCGTTTGTCGTCACGCGAAACCCCTGAGCGCTTCATCGCGCGCGGCGTTGATCTCTGCCATTCTGGCGTGACTGCCACCGCGATCCGGGTGGTGGATGGCTACCAGTTCACGATACTTGGCGCGCACCTGGTCAGCGGTGACAGTTACATCTGGCGGGAAGCCGAGGACATCGGTCCAGCGCTTTGCTTTATTCGAAGGCAGCGCTGTGAAACCAGTAAACGCCGCTTCCAACATGTCCCCGGTACCCCACCGGGCGATGCCACGCAGCGCCTCGATCGTCTTGCAGATCGCCTGCATGTTGTCTTCGATAGCGTCCCAGCGGTCGCACGCGAAGCAGCGCTGGCGGTCCTTGTACGTGAAATAGACGGCTACAGCTGGATCGTCGACCTTCTTTGCACTCGCCAGTGGCAATCCATCATGGCGCAGCGGGAGATTGGTCGAGATAATGACGGTTGGTTCCCGATAGGAGTTCGTCAGCAACTTCACTTCGCGGACGATGTTGTCGCGCGCGCGTGCAAAGCTCGTGTCGAACTTGGCTTTCTGGCGGCTGTACCGTGGCAGTCGAGGGCGACCCTCTGGCCAGTACAGCGGATAGGCTTCCATCAGCTCAGTCATGCCTTGGCCCTTCGATGCGGAACGGATCGCTCATACCTTCCCCGCTTCGTCAGACATGGCGGCGTCGATGGCGGCGTCAGCATGCTCGCCATTGATGACATAGTTCTGCGGTGTCTCGCCGATGAATACGCCGCCAGTGTGGATTGCGTCGAGGTCCCTTGACCGCAAGTATCTGTAGCGCGCCGCGTCTCTTGTGTCTCGGCCAACACCCATCGCAGGGTCAAGGCACAAATCGAATTCACCGTCTGGCAACGTAGGCGTGTACCAGTGCCACTCGACGACCGCGTTCTCTCGCACTGTCACCCGGACTATCGGGTAGTCATCGCATTCTGCATCCTTCGCATCCGCTCCGGTAGAGACTGGCGAGGCGGCAAGATGGAACCTAGAAGGCGTTTCACAACTGGCAGCAGGTCGCGGAATTTGATTTCTTGTGGCTCTGTATACCGCCACCAAACCTTCTCGGCATTCGGCTTCCTCGTCAGCATCCATCACACTCCGATATTCGAGAAGTAAATCCTCGAATACATCTACTGTTATGCCGCCGCGATCTGAATTCGTTGCCGTAGAGACTGGCGAGGCGGCTTCGTGTCGGGCACCTTGTTCTTGGGCGTTGCACTCTTTAAGCGCTTCTCTAAACTCTTTTCCGTGCAACCGCTCCCATTCGGCATAAGCTTCCTGACCCGTTAATTCGTGTCGGGTACCGAGTGGGGTGACGGCAGGGACTGTTTGCCCCATGCGCCCATAGTTCCAAAATTGAGTCAGCCAGTGGCCTTCCGGTGGCTTATTGGTGTTTTGCTCGCCGAATGCCATTGCACCGCAAATCGTGCTACTGAACAGTTCTTGCAGCAGTGGATTATCAAGCGGCGGCATCTCCCCTTGTGGCGCAGTAGTCTGCGGAGGAGCAGACTGGCGGGCGTTCCAACGCCGATTTGCTCGCTCCTGCGTATTGGCGTCTATCGCGGCGTCGCATGCAACGCAGCCAACGCGCGCCAGCAACATGCCGCCCATTTCCTCAGCGTCGCAACCACAAAACGGGCACGGCAATAAACTGTTCGCGTCACTCATGTTTTTCTCCCTCAGCGGATTTCGCCGTTTATGATGTGGCCGTGCCAGTGACCGTGCGCTGACACGTCAATACTTGGTGTAAGGGTCAACGTTTCGAATGTGTCAGTTGTCGGCCACCTATCCCATTGCGTTTCGTTCCGCTGAAAATTCATTGGAAATTCTGCATTGACGCCGGTTGGGTCAATGTGCGGCCAAAACATAGCGGAAAGCCTCTGACGCCGGTTTGGGCCATGCTCAGGGAGATTCGGGTCGCAATGCGGGCAAAGGAACGTGACGCCAATGTAATACGGTCTACCCGGCAGCGACCAATTAGGTACGCCAATCCAGCGCGGTTTAAGGTCAGTAAGTCTCATGCTTTTCTCCCGTAGCGGCGATCACGCGGCGTGCCTCGGTCCATGCGGCGGTTATTCGATCACCCAAATCAATATGTTTCGCCTTGAACTGATTGAACGTCTCAATAACCGGTCCCGGCGTATCCAGCATGTCCTTGCACGCAACTAATTCTTTCAACGCTGCGAGCGCATCCGCTTGCGCTGCGACGTGGGCGGGACCATCGGCTAGAGCATCAATGATCATAAGCAATTGCGGTCCGCTAAACGACTCGGTGTCGTCATTGATTAAGCCTACGCGCCTAGCTGCGAAAACAACGTGAGCGGCTAACTTATCTGCTGCCCCTTGTGTGCGATCAGGAGCAGGAGGGGAGGCGTATAGGGGTTCGACAACGCCGCCCATAGTTTTTGCTTCCGCAGCGCTGCTTGTATACATCACCCAGTCTTGAAGATGGCGAGACCAAACGCGCCACGCCACCGGCTCCGCATCGGCGGGACGGGCATCGGCGGCTTCGATCTGTTCTGAACGTGTCATGGCTTAATCCCCTTGAGTAGCTTGATAAGCATGTCAGCTTCTTCGATCAGTTCCATAGTTCGCCTCGAACTATCTGCGCAACCAAAGACTTACTTACGAAAAACTGTGTCGCCACCGCTTGGTAGGAGGCTAATTCCGAATAGCGGTTTCGAATCGATTCAGCCAAAGCATTGTTTATTTTCGCTGCTGGGTTTTCTTCCCCAGCGTAACTCCGTCTATTTCTAGCATTGAGCAAAGGCGTTGCTAATCGCAGATTGGAGATTCGGTTATCCTTTTTGATTCCATTGATGTGGTCTATCACGAACCCCTCTGGAATTTCTCCCCAACATGAGAGCCAGATAACTCGGTGTAATTTGGCTTGGGCGCGCTCTCCTCCGAAGTAAAGCGTTGAAACTAAATACCCAGCAGTATTCTCGCAACCGAGCACGCGCAGGCCACTAGTAACAATCCCCGAGTTGTGGTCGGCCTTAATTCGATTGTTCGTTATCAGCATCAAAGCAATCCAGTCAGCTTTCCGCTTCCGCTTAAAATACTTCTCTTTTACTGCTGGATCACTGTGAAATGATTTCATGCTGCATGCTCCTCGAACAGACATTCTTCGGCAATACAAATTGTGTCGTTATGCGCCCCACCGTGAGCCACCAATCGAATCTCGCGCATGTCGAATCCATGCCCCATGCCGGTGCTATTCCAGCCAAAACTAAGAACGAAAGTTCCTCGCTTACAGAGCGGTCGAATCAGTGCTCGTATCTCAGAGTAAAAGCTAGACTGAGTATCTTTCATTGAAACAGTTAGACCAAGCGCCTTGTAGCACTCCGAAATCTGCCTCGGCGAATAAGGAGGATCGAGCAAAACCGTATCGGCTTTTAATCCTTCATCCGCGAGCTGCTTGAGAAAATCAGTTGCCAGCATGTGGTGCGTCGCTTTAGTGCCAGGGTTCAGGTCATTGCTATGTGTGGCGAATTCTGAATTCCTGGCGAACGGATCGACCACGATTTCTCCAGCATACTTCCTCACAAAAGCATTGATTGGCTTAATGCTGAACGTGTCGGCAGAAGGCATGGCCCAGTATCGACCAAAGCACAGCGGTGAATCTCCGTCTCTCACGATACGTCCTCGACAAACTCCACGCGCACGATGCGGCTAAAGGTGGCGTCGCGGTAGTCATTTTTAAACCGAATAAGCACTTCCTCGGCGTGCTCCCTTTGGTCGTATTCGTAAATCCCGTTGTCACCATCTGGATAGAAAACTGCAAAGTACCAACGCTCGCACGTCTTAGGCTTCGGTGCGATGCGGTATTCGTAGTGAGTAGAAAATATCGGCTCACTTGCAAGTCGCCATCCTTCACCAGCAATTCGAAATTCGATCTGCTCCCCATTCGCAAACGCCGTAATCACAGGCAGCAATTCTTTAGCTTCGGTGCGGTTCATGCGACCTCCGGTTTAAACACTTGTGCGATGTAAGTCGAAAGCGGCAACGGAATCTTGGCGATCATCGCGCTCGCAGCTTTGCGGGCTTTGCGGGCTTTGCTCTTTGATCCGTGGCGTGCGGCGCCGTCTTGGAACCACGCATCGCCTTTGCCGTTATCGCGAGCGCCAGAAATGCCTGCCTGTTTTACGCCTGACTGTTCACGCGAGGTAAACCGCGCTCCATTGCCGATGTCTGTGCGCCGCCCTGCAATGCTCGGCACCTTAAAAGCCGAATCCCGAAAGCAGCCAGCCTTACCGCTTGTCTTATAATCCGGGTCCGCATGAGCGCTCCAGTCCAAGCCGCCAACCTTGACAGCCTTCGCGATTGGCATCAGCGCCGGCACGTCACCCCAAAGGTGAAAGGAACCGAAGTTCCAGCGCGAGCGACCGACCCACTTCTGCGCGCCGCGCACGTTCTCGACCACCATCGGAATGTGGTGTCCGGCCGCTTCGCACGCCTCTTTCTGAATCCGAAAGCACGCATCAAACAATGCCGTCAGTCGCTTCTGCTCGGCAGGGTCAGCCTCGATCGCACGTTGCTTTTCCTTGGCAAGCGACCACGGCATCGCCATGTAGGAAAACTCCTGACATGGAGGACTGGCGACGATCAGATCAACTCCTTTGAACTGCGAGCCGTGCAGCGTCAGAACGTCCTGCACGATGAGTTGCGCGGGATACCGATGCTCGCCATAGACGTGCTGCTCAATGTCGAAGCCGAACACGTCATAGCCCTCGGCTAGCAAGCCGTCAGTCCAGCCGCCCAATCCGCAAAACAGGTCAATCGCCACAGGTCTCATTCTTCTCTCTCAGGCTGGATAGGGGTTAGGCTTGCAGCTCGACAAGATTCTCAACCTTGCGCTTGAACACAGGCTGCACGTCATCGGTGAGCTTCAACATGTCATCGATCAACTGAATGCGGGCCTCAACAATTTGGGCACGGATTTTGGCGGCGTTGGCGTAGGAGGCGTTGGCGGCGGCGTAGGAGGCGTTGGCGGCGGCGTAGGCGGCGGGGGCGTTGGCGTTGGCGGCGTTCTTCACCTCTAAGCAAATCTTCTCGGCTTGCAGGGCGCTCGCCTTATCCACAATCTTCGGCAACTTGCGCATTTTGGCGGCGTCCGATGCGTTGTGAAACTCGACCCACAACTGTGCAAACACACGCACTGCATAATCGGCGCACATATAGCCGCGTTTCTCTTGAATCTCCCGCGATGCTTTCGAACCCGCAATGCGAAGCACAAAGGGCAGCAACCGCTGGCGCTCTACATCATTCATCCAATCGTTGGTCGAAATCGCAAAAACCGTGATCACTGGACATGCGCACTCCGGATGATCTGTGTACTCGTCCTCACCCGAAATGTAGGCTACTGTTTCCATCAAACAGCTTCCCTCTTTAGGATTCGAATGAGAGCCACTTTTAAGCTTGATATTCCAGTCGTTAAAGTTCATTTCAGTTTCCTTTGTGGTTAATTTCTCAGTGGGGAAGGGGCTAGGCGCCCAGATAACGCGCGTCCGGCTTTTCCGGTGCGCCTTCGGTCTTGTCCATCCAATCGTTGATCGCCCAAGCCGGCGGCTCGATGTAATGGATAACGTCTGTCGAGTAGGCCGGCCAGTCGTCATTGCGCAGGCAGGACTCCCACAGCGCCATGGCAACCGCGATCTGATCGTCAGCCAAGCCCTCGTATGCGGGCGCCAGCGAAGCGAATGTGCACGCGTAAGGGTAAGAGGTCTCCTGCACCAGAAACACGAACTGCGGGCGCTTCTTGAAAACCGCTTGCACGCCGCGTCGATAGAACTGCGCCTGGATCGGAAACTGCATCGACTGGAACATGCGCGTGAGCGCGTAAGGGTTGACGCTGCTGCCGGTGGTTTTGTAGTCCAGAATCAGCGCCCAGTCGTGCGAGCGCCAGTCCGGCCGCATGCGGCACCAGATGCCGTTCTCCTCTTGCCACAGCACCACTTCCTCGGCAGCACCACTGTGAAGCGAGGGAATCTCGGGATTCGCCATAATTGCCGCCTGAGCGACTTCGACCATGGCGCGCACGTCCGTATCGTGCTTGGCCAGCAGGGGAAACTTACCCGCTTCCCGCGCTTCGTCGCGTTGCTCCTTGGCCGCCTTGGTGCGCCAGTCGTCGGCATCGATGACGGCAATTGAATCCTCGCCCTCGAGCAACAGCGCATGAGCTGCCGAGCCGATGTCGAAGATGCCCGCAGACGCGCGCTGATGGTCAGGGTTCAAGCGTGGGTGCTCCGACCAGCAATGATGCGGGGACGCAATGGTGAGCGTCTTGATGGCACCGCTGCTCAGCGACGGCTCGGGGCAGGGGTCGGCCAAATAATCGACCATCGACAGTTTGTAAGCGCCTGGTTTCATCCTAATTTCTCCAGTTCATCGCTGGCCCAAAGATCGACGATGGCGATGGTGCACAGCAAAACGATTCGTTCGCACGTTTCGGGTTTCGGCGGTTGCTTCGCCAGCTCCCGAATCTGGTCGAGTATTTTGGCGGTCTGCTGATTGCGGCTTAGCGGCATATTTCTTTGTCCTTGCCGGCGTATTCGCAGAATTCACGGTATGGCTTGCCATAGTTGGGATCTTGGCGATGCAGTTCTTTCTGCTCGCGGCCGAGCGCTGTCACGCTGTCATGCGTTGCCTGTTCCTGATCGGGATCGCCCTTGGTGTCATACCAGAGGCTGGACACAATGCCGAGACTCACGATGCACAGGAAGCCAGCCGTCGCAAAAAGTGTTTTGAGATTCATTCGTCGTCTTCCTCGTAATCTTCGGTGCTGGCTGCGATGTCGCGCAGGTTCTCGAGTTTTGAAATTAGCGCGGTGGCATTGAGATAGCCCGGCGGGCGTTTCCTGACGCACTCGATCAGGTAGATACACTCTTCCGGGTAAAAGCCGAGAGCGCGCTCGGGCGGCTCGTGCGGCGGCGGATCATCGGGCGGCGAAATCCTGGGCTCGCTGTCCGGTCCATAGCGTCTGATCTGTGGCATTCCATCTCCTGCGGTTGTGCGGTCAGAAAGAAGGTTATTACCCAACTAATAAGTTGTCAAGCAGTTCTTGCAAAATAATTATTAGTGTCCTAATATCGTGTCCATGACACCTTCAGACCTCAAGAAAAAATGGAAGACGCAGACAGCCATCGCTGAAGCGCTTGGCGTTGGTCAGTCGGCGGTGGCTCAATGGTTCATTGCAAAGCGAGTACCGATACTGCGGCAATACCAAATTGAGCGTCTTACTCGAGGAAGATTGAAAGCTGACACGAAGTAAGGAGCTGCAGTGCAATTGACCATGTCTGAAATTCTCACGGCGTACCGTATCGGCGCGCTCACTGCCAGCGAGGCTGCGCTACTTGCCAGGCGCGTCGGGATACGCCATTACATGCAGATCATTCTTGCAGCGCCGAGGCCACATGGCTGATAACTCAATTCTTGGTCGCATCAGGACCGTGCAGGCGCTCATGATCGCAGCAGACAATGCTGAGAGTGCCGGGCACCGCAGTGCGTCAATGGAGATGCTCGAAAAGGCGCTGATCGAGATGCGCACGATTCGCTTCATGCAGACCGGCGGGCAACACCTGAAGGTCGCCGAGTGAGTCGTTGCCATGTGCGTTGCCGCAAGTGCGACGGCCGGCGGGTCTTATCGCGCCACCCTGACGACTACCTCCGGCCGCCGAAGTGTGCGTGCGGCGGGTCGCGCGCTGACGGCACCAAGCGCCGGTGGAACGACCCGGACTTTCATGATCGGGCGCTTGAGCAAATTGAGCTGGACAAAGCGGAGGCATCCTTTTGAATTTCTATGCTCACAACATCGGTGATTACAGCGCCTCGACGGCCCATTTATCGTGGCTCGAAGATTGTGCATATCGTCGGCTGCTCGACGTTTATTACGGAAAAGAGGTCGCGATTCCGAGAAAATTATCTGAAATTTTTCGACTTGTGCGCGCTTTCTCAAAAGCAGAAAAGACAGCAGTCAAGAGTGTGCTTGAGGAATTCTTTGTCGAGACCGAAAACGGATGGGTCCAGCACCGCTGTGAGGAGGAGATTGCCAAGTTCAAGCAAAAAAGTAACAAAGCGAAGGCATCTGCGAACGCACGCTGGAAGCATGCGAACGCATCAATAAATGAGGATGCGAACGCACCACTTATCCACAGCGAAGGCATATGCGATGGCAATGCTCCCAATCCCAATCCCAATAAAAACAATAGCGGTGTAAGGCTTCAAAGCCAAGGGGCTGTGGATAACTCGGCCAAGCCGAAAACTCGAGCGCCGGTGAAGTGGTGGATGACGAAGGCTGGAATCGTCGCGAAAGCCGAAGAACTCGCAATTGACATCGGCAGCAAGACCTACGACATGGTCAAGGCGGAGTGCTTCGCCAAGATCGAGCAGATTTCGAAAGGAAAAGCAGCATGAGCATCGAAGAACAGCGCGCCTCATGGGCCAAATTCCGACACGCCGTCGACCTCAAGCGCATGGGCGTCGCATCAAACGAAACGCCGTACATCCGAGACGTGAGGGCCAAGCATGGTGACGACGTCGCCGAGCAGGCGCGCCGTGAACTGGTGCGGTTCGCGAGGAGCGCGTTCACCACCGACGAGCAGCCCAAGCGCATCAAGCCGGCATGATCCGCAAACGCACCGACGGCAACCAGGCCGAGATCGTCAAAGCCTACGAGCAGCTCGGCTGCACCACCCAGGACGCGAGCCAGATCGGCAACGGCTTCCCGGACCTGATCGTCGCCAAAAACCTGCGCACCTGGCTAGTTGAGGTCAAAATGCCGGGCGAAGATCCTCGAGCGCATCAGACCGAATTCCACCAGACGTGGCGCGGCCGGGTGTTCGTGAACCGCTCGATCGCCGATGTCGAAGCGACAGTCAAATTCATGTCGAAAGCCGGCGATGCTTAGCCAGGCCGAACGCCGCAAGCGCATGGCGCTGGTCGAAGGGCTGCTCAAGCGCCGCGTCGCGAACCTGCGAGAGTGTGCGCAGATGCTCGGATCATTCGCCGAGCTTGCGCGTCGCACAGGCGTGAGCGATGCCCGGATTCACCAGCTTTGTGGACCGAACCCGGTTCGCACGATCTCCGAAATAACCGCCAGGGACATCGAGCAGCGGCTCGGTTTGCCGACGGGTTGGCTTGACCTTGAAAAAGGGCAGCGATGAGCTGGAAAGACAAACCCCATGCCGAATAGCCCAAATCCCGCTCAGATCGACGCCAGTTCAACGAAAACCGACCTGTCAATACCTACCCAGCTTGACACCAAACAAATCGATTCTAGGGCCTAAAAATCAAAACCGGCAAAACGCCGGCTTTTTTGATCAATGCCTGCCGTTAATCACAGGCCCCATGATCGGATAGTGAACGATCACAGGCCGCTTCATCGGCCCTACAGGCATGCGAGCAGGACCATTGAGCGCAAACGCATAGAGCGGCAGGAACAGCAACAGCAGGACAAGACGTTTCATAGAACCTCCAAGTAGGAAAAAGGAACGCCCTCTAAGAGAGCGTCCAACGTCGCAAAATCAGCGCTCATTTACGCACCTTCGCTGCAGCGTTCAGCGTATCGCGAACGATCTTCGGCACAGAAACAATCACAAATGAACCATCAGCATTCAGCTTGATCTGCGGCTGTCCCGCTGCCTTGCACAATGCGTTGAACTGTTCTAGGTAGCTCATGCGGCCACCTTGGCGAGTGCGGCATCGGCCTTGAACACAGCGCGAACAAGGTCGCCCGTTGCAGGGCAGTTTTGGAGCACGTCTTTCGCTTCCTTGAGCGCTGCCACCAGTTCATCGTGAGCGTTGCAAGCCTTGACGATGTAGGATGCAGCATCTGCGATCTTGCCGAACCGGCGACCGTCCTCTGTTTTGTAATCTGGAACCGTCACCGTGAGAATGTCTTAACCAAATGGTTAGGAACAGCCACAGACTAGCACAGCGCCAGAACAACACAAGGAAAATCGTTAGATCAATTCGTTATATAGAAAGATCGTTTTATGATGTATAAGCGGGAGGCGAGCGCAGCGCCCCTCGCCATACGAAATGTCGTATACCAGACCGCGAGCCATCGACCAGCACCAGACCGCATCGACCAGCAGCACTGCAGCTCGGCAGAGAGCTTGTAATTCCTTCCATTGTTGCGACGCATCATCGGATTTAACATGCTGCCAGCTCACTCGATAATCGGACAGATGGCCTAACCTGTTGATTAGTTTAGTATGATGCAGTGCACATTCGCATAACCTTTATTATGTAAACCACTTTCGACTGTCAAATCTCCGCGTTTTTGCCCTGGGCGTAAGGAATTCCTTGGGTTTTGCATCACCGAGAACGAGTGCCCCTCACGTTTCCCCCAAAAAAAGAATTTTAGAAGTTGTATTCCAATTGTTGTAGTGGTGATCTATAGTGTGGTCACTAGTTAAAGTGGTAGCGACATGGAGAAAGCTGCATCGGTAGGTGGATTGCCTGCGTTTGACATGACGATCGACAAGAGGGTGATTGCGCCGCCGACGGGGCGAAATTCTGGTCGGGCGGCGCAGTATCTTTTCGATCTGATGCACCCGCGCGAGTCGGCGGTTGTGAATCGGTCCTACCAGGCGGTATCGAAGGCTTTGGACTGGTACATGAAGAAGCCGCAGGCTGAGGGCAAGGCGTTCAAGGTTCGCACGCTGGTGAAGGGCAAGTCGTGTCGGGTCTGGAGGATCAAGTGAGTTCTGTGCCGCCAGTACGCTCGTTAGCTGACAACTTCCGCATCGCCATGAGTGCGATGATTCGTGCCGATGAGCAATTTGGGAAGCCCGACATGACGGAATTTGTCGCTAACATTGAAAGGGCTCACGAGCACTTAAGTCGAGTGCGGCGCATCATCCGGTTCGCTCAAGAAGTGCCCGCCACCAAGGACTAGGTTTCATGAGAGAGCGACGTGGAAAGCAGACACGAAAGGCTTGCGTGAGGCGGCAACCAAGATCGCAAGTCAGGCCTTATTTTAATTTGGGAAAATGCCCCGGCAGGGGAGATTCTCGGTTCGAGTCCGGGCGGCCATCATCGGGAGTAGCGCCCCGACTCTCTCACCAATTTTAAGACCCTCTTTCTGTAGCTCAACCCGAAGGAAAATTGACCATGCCAGAAATGAAATTCCCCCCGAATCAATTGTCGGCTTTCGAAACCGGCGCGCTGATGTCGCTGAAAGCTCGCATGGCGCTCGAGCTGTTGAAAGCACCGATCTTCGAAGGTTTTGCGCTGCAGGCGTGTCTGGGCGCAAATGGCCCTGAGCAAGCTGCAACGATTGCGCTGGCGATTGCTGGCTCGCTGCTCGAGCAGGGCCAGGCATCTGGCGACATCACCGAGATTCCCGAAGGCGACGATCTGAACAACGCGACGCGCGATCATATTGCACGCAACATGCGCGCTCAGGCGGTTCAGCAAGTCAATGGGCAGCGCATTTTGGAAGAGGAAGCGCCCCGCATCAAGCATGTCAAGGGTATGCTCAACGGTTAACAGGAGAACGGCATGGCAGCGGCACCAAGCAGAATCTACGTGGTGTCCCGCGAAGGCGACAAGAAGCGCGAGCTGGTGCGCGCCAAGTCGCAGTCGCAGGCCATCAATCACATTGTTCGCAATGAGTTCAAGGCTGAGGTCGCGAGCCAGGATCAGATCCTTGAGCTTGGTCCGCAAGGTGTGGTCGACGCGACGGCTGACGTCGATGTCGAGTAGTGAAGTCATTCAACATGAGATCAAGTCTCATGTGAATACTCTGGTAGGAGCGATCCATAGCCTGATCGACGAGGAGCGTTTCGACTCTCTCATGCTGGTTGAAATCATCGGCGTGCTTGAGATTGTCAAAATCGAGCAGATGAATCGAGCGAAGATTTGAAGCGAGACCCCGTTACGTCGGAGAACATCAAGGAGATCGGCTACGATGAGTCGCTGTGTCTGCTTGAGATCGAGTTTCACCATGGCGGTGTCTACCAGTATGAGGGGGTGCCCAAGCATGTCTGGCATGAGCTGACCAACTCGACATCGCTCAACGAATACTTTCGCAACGAAATTCTGGGTGTCTACACGATGGTGAGGCCGTAGTGGATAATCCGGCCATCAAATAATGGAATTCTCGGTTGAGCGGTTCGAGGCTTTTTGTGGCGAGCTCAAGATCAGCGCCAAGGAAAAAGGCCTGATCCCTTTCAAGTGGCTTGGCGGCCAGCGCTACGTCATGGAGAAAATCGCCGAAGGCCTGCACAACGATATTCACTCGTTCGTGATCCTGAAAGGCCGGCAGATGGGCATCTCCACTGTCACCCTGGCGCTTGATCTTTACTGGCTCTTCAAGTACGAGGGACTGCAAGGCGCAGTTGTCACTGACACAGACGACAACCGTGAAGTGTTCCGATCGCACCTGGTTCAGTACATGGAGTCTCTGCCCAAGCGACTGAAACCAAAGCAGGAAAGTCATAACAGGACGCAGCTGATCCTCGCCAACAAATCGCGACTTCTCTACATGGTCGCCGGTACGCGGAAGCAAGGCGGCCTCGGGCGAGCGAAGTCTGCCAACTACATGCACGCGACCGAGTGCTCGTCGTGGGGCGACGAAGAAGGCTTTGCGTCGCTGATGAATTCGCTGGCCCAGTTGCACGAGAATCGGCTCTACATTTACGAGTCGACTGCCCGCGGCTACAATATGTTCTACGAGGCTTGGGAAGTCGCCAAGAAGTCGCCGACGCAGATGGCGATCTTTGCCGGATGGTGGCTCAACGAGTTCTATCAATGCGAACCTGAGTCCGTCAACTACAAGACCTATTGGGATGGCGAGCTCACGTCCGACGAAGCTGTGTGGGTCGCCGAGATTTACGAGCTCTACAAGGTCAACATTACTGCTGAGCAGATTGCCTGGTGGCGCTGGTACGTGGTCGAGCAGATGAAGGGCGACGAGCAGATGGCATTGCAGGAAATGCCGCCGACCGAGAACTACGCGTTTCAGTTGTCGGGATCAAAGTTCTTCTCAAGCGAACGCACCAACAAGGCTTACCAGGTTGCCATCACCAAGCCGCGGCTTTTCTTCCGCTACAAGTTCGGCCTCAACTTCGAAGACACAGAATTCATCCAGACCGACGAAAGCATGGCCGAGGTCTCGATTTGGGAAGAGCCCAACGAAAAGGGCTATTACGTTCTCGGTTGCGATCCGGCCTATGGCTCGAGCGAATGGGCCGACGAGTTCGCTGGCTGCATGCTGCGCTGCTACGCCGATCGCGTCGAGCAGGTGCTTGAGATTGGCACCACCGACTGGACCGAGCAGCAGTACGCCTGGGTGATTGCGCATCTGGCCGGCTTCTACGGCAACACGATCCTGTCGCTCGAGATGCAGGGCCCGGGCGGCACCGTGTTCAACGAGCTCAACAATCTGCGTCGCATGGTCGGCAGCATGAAAAAAGGAGACCCACGCAAGGGCCCCTACGAAGTTGTCGGTAACATCCGCGACTACCTGTGGCGCAAGCAGGACAGCCTGACGGGCTCGTTTGCACTGCAGTGGCAGACCAATGCGCGTGAGAAGATCCGCATGTTCTCTACTACCCGCAGCTACTTCGAACGCGAAATGATGGTGGTCAACTCGCCTGAATGCCTGGGTCAATTCCGCAACATCCACCGGCAGGGCGACCAGATTGGCGGCGAGGGTCGTGCCAAGGATGATCGCGTCGTGGCGCTCTGCATTGCCGTCACCGCATGGAACGACAATCTGATGCCCGAGCTGCAGGCCAATAACAAGACCTACATGCTTGAGACGCGCCCGAAGGAAGAGACCAAGCAGTTCTCGATCGCCGAGCAGTCGGTCATGAAGTACCTTGGCAAGAACGGAATCCGCCTCCCCGGCATCGGCAAGTGATCAACACGCTGCCCCGCGCCGAACTGCGAAGGAGGCTCGCTGCATGCCGGCTCGAGCCCGGCGAAGCCCCTCACGTCAAAGGTCGCCCACAACAGTTGCGGTTGGCCGATGTTGCGCGGTATATTGGGCGCAGCCAGGTTCATATCCGGAATCTGGCGGCCGACAAGGCCGAGTTTACCGATCGCGACCAGCTGCTGCTCTCGCGCATGTTCTTGGCCGTAGACCGTGGGGAGCTGGCTCTCGTGAAAACGACGAAGATTGCCGAGCTCGAGCGAGTCAAGCCTGCCAAGACTGAGGCGGCGCCGCAGACTGGCATGCGCTTTGGCATTGACATCACCGCAAGCGGCCCGAGGCTGAGAAAACCATGATCCTGAACGACTACAAGTGCTCCCTGCATGGAGTGTTCGAAGGATCTCACCCGATTTGCCCCGAGCTTGGCTGCGAGTCTGAAGACGTCATCAAGGTCTACCTGAAAGCGCCGGGCACGCGCTCGGATGCGACCAAGCGCTTTGACGCCGGCATCCGCAAATCGGCTGAGAGCATGGGCATCAGCAACTTCCGCTCGGCGCAGCGCGAAGGCGACACTGCCTATGGTGGCGACGCCGGCAAGCAACTGCTGTGGGGCACCAAGGAAGCTGAAAAGAATCTCGGCATGAACTTCAACGCACTCACTCAGAAAGCGGCGCAGGGCGCCAACTACCGGCACAAGGATGGTACCGTCGAGCATGTGCCAGACGGGATGCGACAGGCGGCAAGCACCGGTATTACCAGGGAGGTCTTGCCCATGAAGCGCACCGAGCGCACTGTCGCCAGACAGGACGCCTCGGCTGAGGGCAAGGTTGCTGCGTGATCATTCCGTCAGATCCGGTACTGCGTCAGGCCTTCTACGATGAGCTGATCGATCAGTGCCTCGCATCGCGCAATAACCGCTTTGCCTTGTACTCGATGTTGCGGAACTACTTTCTGTTCGGCGGCCAAGACCCAGCAGGGGCTCCCTACAACAAGATCGGATCGACCATCGACACGATGGCCTCGTTCCTGTATTCGCCTGACGCTGTTCGCTTCTCGATCTACTGCGGCGCCACGTCTGTCGAAGACGATATTCACAAGTCGGTGCCGCTGGCGCGCGAAGTGACTGACCAGTGGCGCATGAGCAAGACGCATTTGAATTTCGGTATGGGTCTGAAGTGGTCGCTGGTGTTCGGCTCCATGCTCATGAAGGTGCAGTGGAGCGAGCGCTCCAAGACCATCAGGTCATACCTGCTCGAGCCGCATCAGTTCGGCGTGCTGCGCGAAGACATTCCGGACCTCTCGGATCAGGAAGCCTTCTGCATGTGCTACACCATCACCAAAACCGAGTTGTACGGCAAGCTCGAGGGCAACCCGCGGCGTGAGCAGATCATGAAGCGCGTTGCGCGCGCCGGCTCGACAGAGAGTGCCAGGCCGTTTGCGGAAGGTCTCAACCGCCTGATCATCGGCGGCCCGGTCGACGGCGTCAGTGGCAGTGTTGCACTGCAAGGTGGGAGTTCCTCGATCGAGGGTGGCGTTGCTGGCCGAGGCACGGTCCAGTACAGCTATCAGCCTAGCGTGCAGGCCGAACTCGTCGACATGGTCGACCTCTACGTGTTCGACGACGAGACCAAGGACTACCAGCTGGCGAGCATCGCCTCTCCTGACGTGACGATCTTTGATCGACCGCAGAAGCGGGTCGGCGTCGCCGGCCGGCCGCACTTCGTCGTGATCCGCCCAGAGAACAATCTCTACGACTACTTTTGGGGCGAGTCCTACGTGGCGCGACTGGCGTGGCTGCAGGATTGGCGCACTGAGCGCGTCATGCAGATTCGCAAGCTCATGGCGCTACAGGTAGATCCACCAGCCGTCGGTACCGGCATGGGGGGTATCGCCGATGAAAAATTCCTTGCCTTCTATACGCCAGGCGGTCGCCTGTCGGCGCCGACGACAATGTCGAAGGTCAGCATCGAGAAGCCGGACGTGCCTGAGACGCTCTTCAAGGATCTTGACCAGATCGATAGCATGTTCGACGATGTTGCAGGGCTCGGACATATTCTTCAAGGCAAGGGCGAGTCGGGTGTGCGCTCGCGTGGCCAGGCCGATCTGATGGCTCGTCTCGGATCGTCGCGCCCCAAAGCGCGCGCTGCGGTGGTGGAGGAGCAGGCCGAAGACGTGGCATCGCTCATGCTCTGCAACATCCAGGAATCGAGTGCGCAGCGCTTTCAGGTCATGCTGCCCGGCGCCAAGGAACCTTTGACATTTATCGCGGAGCAGTTTACAAAGGACTATGAGGTCAAGGTTGATGCTCATTCGTCGTCCCCGATCTTCGTTGAAGACCGGAAAAAGGATGCCGATGAGCTGTTCAAGGCGCATGCCATCAACCGTGCCGCACTGTTGAGAGCTTATGATCCACCGCATGTGCAAGAGCTGCTCGAAGAACTGAAGGAAATCGAGGCGAAGGAAGAGAAGGACAAGCAACTAGCAGCGATGGCCGGTCAGCCTCACCCGGACGCGCACTCTAAGGGAAGGAAGTGATCATGGCCGGTGAAGGCACGAAGCGCGGGACCAAGGACACGCCTGGCGGCGCGTACAAAAAGAATTTCAACCGCAATCCATCGGGTAAGTTTAATATCCGGATGAAGCGCGGGAAGATGTCGCGATCGAAGTCCAGTCGCGGCTGATCTCTTGACACGGTTGTGGCTGCCTGACCGGGACTAGGTGGCCGCCTTAGTAAAAGGAGCAGATCATGGCCCGTCATCGCCGCAAGCACAGCCGTAAGTAATCCCCGGGGTGAGTGACCACGCGAGGCGCTCACCCCTTTTTCCATTCTTGGGAGTTTTCCATGACCGCTGCTTCTGTTGTCCCTGGTCGTTTGCCGGCTCGCCTTAAAGGCGGACGCAACAAGCGGCGCTAAGGAAATCGAAATGGGTTTTGATAACGAGATTCAAGGTCGGCCCGCCCGGTTGAAGGGCGCTCGGACCAAACACAAAGGCCGGAGATCTGCATGAACGAGATCAAATCGTCGCGCACCAAGCGCTTCCCTATGCGGAGGTAGGTCATGGCTCTTCGTGGTAGCCCAATGCAGGGTTTCAAACCTCCTGGTCGTGCCGTGGCGCCGCGTGCTGCTGCGCCCGCCATGCCAGGCGGCCAGTTTCGGATGCCGAATCGCACCGCAGGCGTTCGCGCGCCGATGAGGCTGACCAACAGATGAACGAAAGCGGCCATCGCGGAGCACGTATGCGTGACCGCAAGAAGCACAGGTGAAACCATGATCAACGAGACGGGCCACCCAGCACGCGAAGGCTATAAGCGTCGGAGTCGCCGCAAGTGAGTGTCCCCCCGGAAGTCTTGAAGGCTCAGATGGGTGCTGGTGGCGGAGCCCCGCCGCAGGCCGGTGGCGCGCAGCCCCAACCCGGAGCCGGCGCGCCACCCGGCGCAGCAAGTGTCGGCGGTATGGCTTCTCCGTCCGCCTCACCGATGTCAGATCCTCAGCAAAAGGAGGGCCTGAAAGCCGCGGCTCAAGTCAACGTCCATATCGCAATGAACATGCTTGAGGAAGCGCTGCCTGTTTTTGGCTCCGAAAGCAAAGAGGGGCAAAAAATAATGCGCGCGCTTCAAAGTCTTGGTACTCTTGCGGCAAAGCGGGACTCCGGCGACCTTGTGCCAGCCGAAGTTTTGCAGATGGCGCGGAGCATGCCGCAGATGGGCGGCGGCACCGAAGTACAGCGACAGATCATGAAACAGATGCGTGGTGGTGGCGGTCAGCCGCAACAACCTCAGCAACCGCAACCAGGAGCTTAGAATGGCAAACCGCTTTCTTGAACCGTCCACCGAAGGACTGCGCAAGCCGACCGATCCGCAAAAGGAAAATGGCCAAATCATCAACCCGCCGCGCTATGCCGAGCATGGTGGTCTTGACAAACCGTCGCGCATCGCGCAAAAGAATCCCTTGCATATCAGCAAGCCGAACGGCGGACGCGGCTGATCCCATTGACGTGACCCTTTGACCGACACACGACTATGCCATCACTTGAAGATCTGACAACCGACCAACTCCTCGCGCACGCTCGTGCGCTCGAGGGCTCACACAAGCTGGTTGCTACGCTGTCCGGCGATCCAAAGACGCGCGAATCGTTGCAGCGTCTGATCAAGCTGCAAAATCCGAATGCTCACATACCCGAGCTTGAGACCCGCGATCTGGTGCGTGAAGAATTGAAGACGCGCGACGAGCAGATCGAGAAGTTACAGAACACCATCCTAGAAGGTCAGATCACGCAGCGTCTTGAAAAGCAGCGCGCCACGGCGCAAGCGCAGTTCCGCCTCAGCGATGACGAAATGCTCGAGGTTGAAAAACTCATGACGCACGCCGATCCTGATCAACGCATTCCCGGCTACATTTCTGCTGCGCGTGTCTTTGCCGCCAGCAAGCAAAACGCCGCACCAACGCCGGCATCGCTGTCTTCACCGACATTCGAGATGCCAGAATCCGACGTGTGGGGTAAGGGCATCGGCAACAAGCAGGCGCTCGACAAGATTGCATTGAACGAAGCGTTTTCTGCATGGAACGACGTGACATCGGGTAAGGTAGCCGCGTAAGCGAATCGCAATTTTATTGCTTCTCGGGGTTGACCGTCCCGGGCGGCAAAATTAGGGAGAGAGGAAATGCCGCAACTAGGTCAGGGCGTAATCCCATCAGGCGCACTTGGGAACGAACTTCAATACGTTGTCCGTCGGGCCTTCGTCAAGAAGCTCGTCGTCCAGATCTACAACACGTCGCCACTCACGGCGGCGTTGATCGCCAATTCGCAGCCAGCATCAGGCGGCGTGTCGTCAGTCACCATCCCGGCGCAGGGCGCTCAGTTCGTGAACATGCAATGGGTTGGCTACGATGGCTCGTTCAATCAGCCAGCGGTCCAGCAAGGCGTGTTCAACCTTGAATTCAACCTCAAGGCCGCGGTTATTCCGATTCCCTACCTCGGCTTTGAAGGTCTGTTGCAAGACAGCCACGAAATTATCCCGCTGCTCGCTGCCCGCATGAACGATGCCGGCAACGTGTATTGCGACGGCGTTGCGACGGCGCTCTACAGCAACATTTCGAACACGCAGCAGGTGGTGGGCCTGCCTGGTGCGGTCGACGATGGCACCAACCTTGTCACCTACGGCGGCCAGTCGCGCACGCTGCAGCCGTGGCTCAAATCGAAGCGCTACAACGCCGGTGCGACCAACCCGACGCGGGCTCTGGTGGCGCAGTACATCACGGGTTGCTTCAAGTACGGCGGTGAGATGCCAACTTTCGGCGTCATGGGGCCAGCAACCTGGCAGACGCTGCAAAACGACTTCCTGCCGAACGAATCCTATGTGATCACCCCGGAGAAGGGCTTTGACGACGAACCTTGGGGCGCTCGCTCCGCGTTCCGGGCGCTCATGGTCTCCGGTGTGCCGATCTACATGGACCCGTACTGCCCGGAAGGCACGATGTACCTGCTGAACACCGGCTATCTGGCGTTCTATATTCACGAGCGGGCCGCGTTTGCGTTCACCGGCTTTGAGTCGACGCTGTCGAACTTCCAGATCGGCTACATTGGCGCGGTGCTCAGTCTGCTCGAGCTGGTTGTGGCGAAGCCGAAGGTCTGCACGGTTGTGACCGGCTTCACCTTCGTCACCATTTAAGGGGATCAGGACATGCCAGGCTTCAACAAAATCTCGGGTCAGGTTGTACTGCCAGGCGCAGCGCTCCCGATCTCACTGCCTGCGGGCGGCCTCTTCATCCTGCCGGCTGGTCAAGGCATCCTGGGTACCTTCGGCGCGATCAATTCGCCGCAGCTCGGCACTGGTAACGAACTGACGGGCCAATATGCTCTGCAGCTCGGTCAGTATTCGTCGCTGCAGACCTATGACCCGGGCCTGCAGTACTGGCGCGATGTCAACGTCTCGCCGATGGCGATGTTCCCGTTCTCTTCGGACGGTACCAACTTCCGTCTGGCGAACACGACGGGTTGCCCGGTTGGCGCGCTGATCACGAACGGGGGTACTGGTCTGGCAAACGGCTTCAATACCGTTGTGGTTACTCCATCTGCCGGCGGTTCCACGTGGAACACGCTGGTGGGTGGGGCGATCAACACCACCATCACGATCACCGCAGGCGGTACGCTCTACCAAGCGCCGCCGATCCTCGTCTTCGCGCCGCCGAACAACCAAGGATCGACCCCGTACATCCTTCCGACAGCAGTTGCAACGCTGACGGCCGGCGTGATTACCGGCGTGACGGTGCTGAACGTGGGTGCTGGTCTGGTGGCTGTGCCTCAATTGACCGTGGTGCCGGTACCGGGCGATTTGACCGGTGGCGGCGCAGTGCTGACGCCGAACGCAACGCTTGCTCAGTCCGGTGTTCTGCTCGCCATGTGGCCACGTGCCACGGTGACGGGTCAAGTCGCTGGCGGCACGGTTCAGCCGCAGCCTTACGGTACCCCGCTCACCGCTGTGCCGACGTTTACGTTCGCACCCGCCTCGACGATTGCCGCGACCGCGATCATGAACTTCACCGTGACCGGCTTCACGCAGTCAACGCCAGGCGTCGGTTACGTGGGAGCAGGTGGTGCCTTCTTCGGCGGGTATGTTGCCGGTACCGCAGCGAACGCGAATCCGTTGTTCGACAAAGGCTTGTCGATTCCGATTTTCCCGGCCGTGACTGTGGCTGCGACGACGGGCTTGCCGTCACTGGCTGGTGTTTTTACCGGCGTGAACATTCAGGCGGTACCGACTTTCGCTTCGTACTCATCCGGTGCAGCACCAGGTACCGCTGCTGTCACCACGGTAACTGTCGGCGGTACCAGCGACACTTGCCTGCTGATGCCAATCTAAGGAATCGACATGACCATCCGTCTGATCACTGCTCTCGAAAAGGCCTTTGGCCGCACCGCTCAACAAAAGGTTGTTGGCGATGCCACGCATGTGCAGTTCGCTGCCGGGGATGCTGCCGAGATTAAGTCCGCAACCGAGGAGGCCAAGACTCTACCGGTCGCGGGCTCCTCGACGGCAGGCATCATCGCGCATCTCGACGAGATTTTTCTCAACCTTGGCCGGGACATCCACAAAGATGAATCCACTCTCGTTGCCTACTCGACCGAAAAGTGGGCCGAGCTCAAGGCCGCTATCTGGCCTGCCAAAAAGGAAGTCGTCGAGGCCGCCAAAAACACCGACACGACCGCTACCGACAAAGTCGCCGCAGACACCAATGCAGGCGAGCCGATCCCGTCTGTAGCACCTGTCGGATCAGTGCCAGAGCCAGGCGAAACGGTCGACGAAACGCATCTCCCGCAAGACTAACTTTTCAGAAAGGCAGATTTGACCTATGCCACGTTCTAGCGATGTCATCTTTGTCACGAACAAGTCCGGACAGTTTCACTCGGATATGTTCGATGGCGAAGAATTCAGCTTTCCTGTCAACGAGAAGGTTCCGGTGCCGATCGATGCAGCAACGCATATGCTCGGTTTCAACCTGAAGGACAAAACCGAGACTTTGGTACGCCTCGGTTGGGCCATGAAGTTCGATGGCCAGCGCGGCTTCGTTGACAACCCGGACGGTGCCAAGCGCCTCAGCAAATTCGTCTTCTCTCGCGCCGTCATGGTCGAAGAGCAGGTTGATGCGAACGGCAAAGAGCCTGCGGCTGCTTGATCGTGACCAGTGACGCTACTTTCCGACTACGAAACGCAGGTAGCCGATCAGCTTCACGACCTTTCGCACTCCAATTGGACGCTGACTCAGCTTGATGGCTACATCAACGAGGCGCGCAGGAAGCTCGTCATGGATACGGGCTGCCTGCGCGCTTTGCAGCCGGCTTACATCACTCAGGCGATCGAGCAATACACCTTCGGGCAAGTCGGGGGCGGGATCATCACGGCCGCCGGCGCGAATTACAGCAACTCGCCGACGGTCACCTTCACAGGTGGTGGGGGTAGTGGCGTAGCCGCCACATTGGGAGTAAGCGGCGGTGCGGTCAACACCATCACTTTTACGAGCTTTGGAAGCGGCTACACCAGTGCCCCTACTGCTAACATCGTCGATGCCACAGGGACCGGCGCCGCTATTTCGCTGGGTGTTATCAGCTACAACACCTTTGACGTGCTTGGCGTGAGCGTGCAGTGGGGCTCACAGCGCTACCAGGCGCAGTGGATGCCATTCAGTCGCCTCTCGGCGCTGCTTCGTCAGTGGACCGCTGCCACGTACCAGCGCCAGCCTGTCGCATGGTCGTGCTACGGCCATACCTCGGTGTTCATCGGCCCACCACCAGACCAGACCTACCCTGTCGAGTTCGATACCGTTGTGTTGCCGAACAACTACGCCGTCGGCGACTACGTGACGGTCGACGCCATTCCCCTGGTGGCTCAAGACCCGATCAAGTTCTATGCAGCTGGTCTTGCCAAACAGAACAACCAGAATTTTGGCGAGGCTGAGACGTTCTTTAACTTCTATCGCATGAAAATGCTCGAGGTCAGTGCCGCGTACACGCGCCGGCTGCCGAACGCCTTCTCAGCGGGGTAAATTGTCATGGCTGAAGAGGAAGGCGCTCTCGAAGTCCGTCCAGACCCGACTCACAAGGGTCCAATTCAGGCGACGGACCTGGTCTTCAAGAAATGGGGGGGGGTGTCCAATGCGAGTCCGCGCCAAGCCATAGGCGATGGCGACTTTTATTGGCTCGAAAATCTTGACCCTTCGTCGCCCGGCAAATTGAGGGCTCTGAAACAGGCCCTTAATAGCGGTCTGACCTATGCAAGCCTCTCGGTACTCAACGAGGTATCGGCCAATATCGGGGGCACTGACTACATTTTCACCTTCCTGAGTGACGGCTCTGCCAGCAAGGTGGCTGTCGGCGCGCTCACGTCGCCTGTTTCGGTCGCTGCTGCCGGCAAGTTCACGACCACGATGGCAATTCCCTACACCACGCCGGCTGACGTGGCGGGACTGCTGATCATTGACACGACGAACGGCTATTTTGACTATGGCTTGACCGCTCCGAACACGCTGACCGGGTTAAGTAATTCGGTATCGACAGCGACCATGACCGCCAATCCCACCATTTCGTCAGGGCACTTGACCACTGTACAAGCGACGGGCGGCGGTGGCGGCACGGGTTTGCAAGTTCGCGCGAACTTCCAGATCAATAACATCGTCGTGACGGCAGGCGGTACCAATTATGTGGTCGGCGATTCAGTCACCATCACCACCGGTACGTTCACCACCGCAGCGTCGCTCACTGTCACCACCATCGGCGCGGGTGGCGCGATCACGGGGCTGCAGTTTACCAACGCGGGCAATTATCCTGGCGGCACACAAGGCGCCCCCATTATTACGGGGCCGTCCGCGAATGCACCGCTAGCAGGGGGGTCCGGGAGTGGGGCCACGGTAACGTCACAACTGATCCCTACAGGCTTTACCATTCTCTCGCCAGGCAGTGGTTACACCACGGCGCCAACGCTGCTGGTTGAGCAAAACGCGGGCGCAGGTTATGTGACTACAAACATCACTGGCACCACCACAGTCAGTGGCGCTCTGGTCGGTACCGCAATTGCGACGTATGCAGGCCGGGTATGGATTGCGACAGGTAGATCGATAAGTTACACCGACATCAACAGCTATAACTCGTTCGGCGGCGCTGGCGGGCAGCTGACGATCACGGACTCGTATCTGCACAATAACATCACGGCGCTCTATAGCGCCTTTCAGTTCCTGTACATCTTCGGCGACACGTCGATTGATGCACTCTCAAACGTGCAGATCAACTCTGGCGTGACTAGTTTCTCGCGCACCAACATCACGACCTCCATTGGCACGACATGGCCGAAGTCGATCTTTACCTACTACCGCCAGTTGATGTTTGGCAACAGCTACGGATTCTATGCGCTGTCAGGGGCGAGCCCGGACAAGATCAGCCAGAAGATTGATGGCCTGTTCACCAGCAATGTCTTCGTGAGCGTCGGCCAAGGCGGTACGGTGATCATCAATGGCAAGCTCGCGGCGTGCTGGCTGCTACGCATCATCGATGTCTACACCACGCTCTATGGCACGAACGTCACGCGCACCCTGCTAGTGGCACGTCTCGATGGCAAGTGGTTTTTCTATTACCCTGGCTTTGATTTTGTGGCGTTCACGTCGATTCCGACAAATGGATTGGCGACGCTATACGGATTCTCTTCCGGTACCGGTGCCAAGCTCTACACGCTCTTCAGCCAGTCCAGCACCACTATCAAATCGATGTTCCAAACGAAGCTGTGGGATGGCGGCGATTCGTTGCTTCAAAAGGATGGTGTGCGCGCCGGTCTTGAAATGAATGTCAATGCAGTCGTCAACACAGCCCTGACCTTTACAGTCGACAACGAATACGTGTCTAACCAGGTGGTCAATATCACTGGCCCGGCGCTCGGCTTCAACTTCCTCGCCGGCATCAACCAGACCAATGGCGGCAAGTACATGGGCGTGACCTGCATCGCTCAGCAGACCGACTTTTATTATTCGTTTGTCGCCTTGCAATACAAGGCCGGGACGCCTTGGAAATGAGCGCGCTCGACATCATGGCGCAGATGTCTTTTGGGGATCGTCTCGGGCTCAACGATTTCTTCCTGGCGCATGCTCAGTCGCACACGGTTTATGCCGCCAACCTGAGAGACAAGTACGGCTCGGATTCGCCGCTTTTTGATCTAACTGACCCGCAGGCGGCCCGCGATTGGGCCATCATCATGGCGGCCAAAAAAACCGGCCAGATGACGCCGCGCCTCAAGTCCTGGCTTCAGGCCCACGCCGATTTGCATACCGCCGAGCTGACCGTGACGCAGGCAGCCGCCCCGGTGGACCTGATAACGGTCGATTTTGGCGATGAAGGCCAGTTTAACGACTGGATGTCCAATCACATTCTGCTCCATGACATTGAGGATGGCGTGCTGTCGTGAGAACGACGATAATGTCAAGCACTTAGGGGATCATCTTGGTTTCAATCGTCAAGGCGGGGTCAAGTACCGGATCGGGAGCTGCGGCACCATTGCCGATCTCGTACACGCCGGATTCCGGTGACCAGAGCAATCCTGACTTCACCAATACCGCCAGTTTCAACACGACGGGCATTACGGGTGAAATTCAAGGGCTTGATTCTGGCCTTCTCGTCAGTAATGGCACCGGCGGCGGGGGCGATAGCCCGATGCCTGGCGACATTCAGGGCGCACTCGTCAATACCGGCAACGCGCAAGACCCTTACGGCGCGATTCTTGGCAACAGTCCCGACGGCAATTACAACGTCGAAATTGGTAACGCCGGGGGCGTCGGAACCGACAGCCAGGTGATCAATATCAACCCGGCCACCGGCGCATCGACAATCAGCTCGCCAATCGCGAACCCGGCAGATGACAGCTGGCAGAAGTTTGATACGGTGGCGGCTATCGCCGCTCTGCCGGTTTTGGGTGGTCTGAATGCGGCCGGCGAATTTGGTGCTGAAGGTCTGGTCGGTGGCGGGTTGGGCGTCGACGCCACTGGTGTGGCGGGTGCCGGCGCCGGCGCTGCAGGCGGTATTCCTGGCGCTTATGGCGCGGACTCAATCTATGCTGAAAGTGCTCTAGCGGCAGATCCTAGCGTTGCCGGGGCTACAGCCGGGGCGGCGGGCGGCGTCGATGCGAGTGCTGGCGGTGGTATTCCAGGGCTGTACGGGGCCAATGCGACCTATGGTGCCGCGGCGCTCGACCCCTCAGTGGCAAGCAGTCTTGGAATTGACGCCGGCTCGAGCTATTTACCCGCGACCGGCGCTGCAGACCTAGCTCCTATTAGTGGAGATACGGCGACCAGCCTTGGCGTCAGCGCTCCGGCAACAGGCGGGTCGGGCGCATCAATTCCGGGTGTTTACGGCGCTGCCGATAATTATGCTGCAGGCGCACTCGCGACCAGCCCGGGCGATTCCAGCTTTCTGGATACCCTTGGCAGCAAGGCTGGTGATTTCTTTAGCAACCCGAAGAATGATCTGTCACTCGGCCTCGGCTTGGCGTCGGTGCTTGAAGGCACGTCGACGCCTAAGCTGCCAGCGGGCGCGCAGACGGCTTCTACGAACGCCACAGCGCTCAATTCGTCCGCGCTAGGGGTAATCAACAGCGGCGGCTATTCGGCGCCAGGATGGGCTACTCAGAAGGCCTCAATCGACGCTTCGATCAATCAGCAGATTCAGCAGCAGACTGAGGCGCTTGAGCAGAACGCAGCCAATAGCGGCCAGACCGGTATGGTGCAGTCGCAGCAGATCAATGCGCTGAAGCAAAATCTTGAGACTCAGCGGCAGCAGCTCTATGCAGCCGCGCTGCAGCAAAACGTCCAGGACGCTATCGCGGAGTACACCGGTTCTAACAGCACCTTGCTCGGTGTCTCGCAGCTCCAATACCAGCAGTCTGCTGAGGCCAAACAGGCGGCTGCGCAGATGGCGGCGCTCGCGGCCAAGCTCTACGGACTGACGGGCAGCTCGAGCTCGCCCACCACTGCGACGCAACAATAATGGCTGATACCGACATCACTGGCCAAGTGGTTCAACCGCCCCCGCTACCGGCGAGCGCTGGGCCTGCGAGCGGCTCTTCCGCACTCGCCAATTGGAATCAGGATCTGTCGTCTGAAGAAGCCACGGTCCAAGCCAAGCAGGCCGAGTTCGACAAAGAGCATTCCGCGTTCTTGGATACCAAGGACAAGGCCATGAAGCCGCTTGAGGCGGACCTGTCCAAGTCGCTCGACCAGCCGATGCCGACGCGGCCAGAGCATGTCACCATGCCGGTTTATGACGACAAAAAGCCGATCGTCAGCGGTCAGGAGTTCGAAGGTCTTGGCATGGGCCTGCTTGCGATGGCGATGATCGGCGGTGCCAAGTCGCATGGTAACTGGCTCGGCGTGTCATCCGCACTGAACGGCACCATGCAGGGCTTCATTGACGGCAAAGAGGAAGAGGCTGCAAAGGCGTACAAGGACTACAAGACCAAATTCGAGGCCGCCAAAGAGCAGGAAGAGCAGGCCAACAAGGCGTTTCAGGACGTGCTTGAAGATCGCAAGCTGACCATCAACGAGAAGATTCAGCGCATCAGTGTGCTCGGCGCTCAGTATGACCGCCAGGACATGCGCTTTGCCGCCAAAGAAAAGTCGATCGACAAAATGTGGGAGCAGCTCAACGCGCATCGCAGTGCGCTGCACAAGGCCGATGCTGCCGCCGAGAATCTGCATGTGACGATTGATGCACGGCAGGACGCACGCGCTTCAGCCAAAGAAACCGATGTCACTGATGACGATGCCGCCTTTCGTGCAGAGCAGGCATGGGCGGGTAGCAAAGACCCGTACAAGGGCATTAGCGCCTATGACAAGGCTGGCAGGATGAAGGTCGATGCAGCGATTCTTGAGCAGGGTAAGGCGCTCGGTAAAAGCGGTGCCGATATCGTTGCCAAACAAGCTGAGACTGCAGGCGAGACCAAGGCTCTGGCGCAAGGTGAGCAGCGCGCTGTTGCTGTTGCCCGTCTTGGCGACTCGATTCAAGCGATGGGTCCAATCTTGGACCGTGTTGCGCAAGAGGGCACGGCCAAGCTCGGCACCAAGTTCATGAACACGTCTGTTCAGGATTTGAAGGATCAACTTCAAGACCCTGCTGTCGGAAAGCTCGATGTCGTCATGCGCGAGACCGCGACTCAGTTCATCGAAGCGATGACGATGCCGGGATCTAATGCTCAGATGCACGAGGGTGCGCGCCAGGTTGGCGAGGCCTTGCTCAACCGCAATATGAGTTACAAGCAGATCAAGGAAAACTACGCTTTGATGCGCGAAATCACGCAGCAGAATAAAGGCGTGCTCGACAATATCGTCAAGGAAGAGTCGAACAAGATTTCCGGTCGCGGCGGCAAGATCACAGTCAGCAACAAGACCGAGCTCAAGCAACAGATGGACGCTGGCAAGCTCAAGAAGGGTGACATCTTCTATGATCCAGATGGCAACGCGCATGTGGTGAACTGATGGCTGGCTACGACTTCGGAGAGCTCGCCACGCCGGTCGCTGCTCCGCCAGCAGCTAAGAAATACGACTTTGGCGATATGGCGGCGCCTGTAGCAGCAACACCCGATGCGCCCGCCAAATCCGAGGGTCCGTCTGCGCTTAGCAAGGCTGCGGGCTTTGGCTTTGGCAACTTCAATCTAGGCGTCGCTGATCTTGCGGGTATGCCGGTCGACGCCGTGCTCAACGTGTGGGATCTTGGCAAGGCAGCAATTGGTACTGGTTACCAGGCATTGACTGGCAAATCAGCCCCGATGGCTCTTGAACCCTCTGATCGATCCCAATATCTCGGGACTGCGGAATCGAACGAAAACATCATGCGCAAGCTCGGCATGGTCAACGGTTCGGTTGAGGCGACCACTCCCGCGGGGAGGATCACGGCCGCGGCGCTGCGCGCATCACCTTCCGCATTATTTGGCAAGCCAGCCACCTCTGCGCGTGCCCTGGTTGGTGACATTGCCGGTGCGACAGCGAGCGGTGCGACAGCGCAAGGTGCCAAAGAAGCTGGTGCTGGTACCGAGGGTCAAATTCTCGCCGGCATGCTGCCAGGTGTGGCCCACGCAGGTGTTCACGCTGGCGTCGACGCGGCGCGCAAAGCCGTTGTCGGTGACACTGACATACCAGCTCGCACCAAGGAACTCGCGGCGGGCGGCGTGGAGAATCCGACTGCTGGTCTTGTAACGGGAAACAGGACGCTACAGGGTGCTGAGGGCATCAGCGCAGCGACGCTCGGCGGGAAGAACACCTTTGAAGAGGCGGCCGCCAAGCGCACGCAGGGCATTCAAGGCAAGGTCGGTGACGTGGTCGAGAAAATGTCACCTGGCGGTACGTCGCCAACCGGCGCTGGCAATGCCGTGACTCGCGGCCTCGAAAAATTCAAAGAGCGTTTTGGCAACAAGCAGGAGAAGCTCGAGGCGCGCGCCGATTCGTTCGTGAAGCCGGATGATCCGTTCAAGGTCACGAACACCCGCAAGATGCTCGACGAAGCCACCAAGACCAAGCCGGGTGAGGAGGCGCTCACTACCGCGACGGGTAGCGCGCGTCTGCGCGAATGGAAGTCGATGCTTGACCAGGATCTGTCGCACACAATTCCGAATTCAAAGGGCGGCGCGGCGCTCGCCAAGGACACCATCACCTATGGGACTCTGCGCAAGGTGCGCACTCAAGTGGGTGCCGCGATCGGCAATCCGAGCCTGTTTCCGGATGTCTCCAAAGCTGATCTGAAGGGCCTGTACGGCGCTCTGACGCGCGATCTTGAAGAGGGTTTCAGTGCCAAGGGCGGCGCGGCCAAGAAGGCATGGGATCAGGCACAGACACACTACCGCGTCGGCAGCGATCGCCAGCGTGACGTTCTTGAGCGGATCTCGGACAAAGGTTCTCCCGAGGAAATCTTCGCGGCGGCGCGCCAAGGCTCGAAAGAGGGCGCTACGCGCCTCACGCGCTTGCTGAACAGTTTGCCAGTCAAAGATCGCGGCACGGTCTCAGCGGCCTTTGTAGACCGCTTGGGCCGCGTCAACGCGGAGTCACCCTTCTCGCTCGATCGATTCGTCACTGATTGGGATAACCTGCACAGCGACACGAAAAAGGCGATTCTGAAGGGTAGCGCCGCCAGCGACATGGAAACCATCGTCAAAGCGGCTCGGGACGTCAAGGCGGCCGGCAATCTCTATGCCAATCCGTCTGGTACCGCAAAATTAGGCTTGCCAGCCACCGAGGTTGTCAGTACCGTGACAGGAGCGCTGACGGCAGCCATGACCGGCCACCCGGGCGCTGGCGCCGCGCTGGCGCTTGGTGCTGGTGTTCATGCTGCAGCGAACAATTATTTCGCCAAAGCGATGCACGATCCGGCGTTTTTGAAGTGGCTGGCGGACGGCACCAAGGCCCCGGTCGCCGATCAGGCCAAGTACGCGGCGCGGTTGTATGAAATCGCCAAGCATTCAAACGATCCTGAGATTCAGGACGCCGAAGCAGGACTCGCAATTTCTCTAGGAGCAGGGCAGTGACCGATGCCGAAGAATCACCAAACACCAAAATCGACAAGGCCATCAACGACAAGTTGGCGAAGATCGGCAAAAAGGACACGGACGGAAATCCTGTCATGTCCGATGATATTGAAATCAAGGTGATTGCTCAGGCGATCCAGTGGGAAAAGGTCAAGCACCATATCGCTGAGGGCGATGAAGGTTTCAACCCGAGCAACCTATGAACGAAGCTGACACCAAGCACGTTGCTGCAACCGAAGCGCGCCTTCAGATGATGGGCGCTATCGTCGAGCTCGGCATTCGTCTGCTGTCCGACAAGATGCTGCTGGTGCTGGCGATCCTGCTTGATGGCGCAATTTTCGCATGGGCCATGTACGCTGATAGCTGGCCTCGCATTGTCGGTGCCACTCTGTTCGCTGTTGCGAGCTGGTGCCTGATTCACCTACGTCCGTCACAGGAGCACAAAGATGGTTGATCGCAAATATCCAATCATGCCGGAGTCGCGTAGCAAGCCGCTCGAGCTCAACGAGCAGGGCAACTACCGTTCGCCGTGGCGAGGCCAACCGAAAGGCCCGATCCAGAAGCCGAATGGGTCTCTGGCGAGCTTTGGTGAAAACAAGTTCGGGGACGAGAACGAAGTGCTGGCCGGCGAAAAAATCACGCCACGACCAAAAAGCGGGTGGTAGACCATGTCTCAACTTTCTTCTTTTGCCCCATATCCACCATCAAGCCCGGGGGCAGTGTTGGCCGTTACGGTGACCGCCCAAAATCTTGCTACGGTTGATTCGTCAGGACGCTGCACGGCGTTTCGTTTTGCCAATGTCGGTACCCAAGTGGTGTACTTCACCTTTGCAGCACAAGGCAACGCTGTGACGCCTGCGACAACCTCAAACGGTATTCCGATTCAACCTGGATCGGTCGAAACTTTCACGTTGCCACCCAACCCGCAGATTTCAGTGATTGCAGCCGCAACCGGCTCGACGTTGACCGTCACGGCAGGAGAAGGCATCTAACATCGGCCAGCCTGTACTCAACATTGTGAGCATCATCTAATGGTTATCCGAGCAGGCGCGCCATCGCGGCGCTACCACCGATTTAGTGGGGTTGGCGGCCTTCCGTCATACTTAACAGATTTTTTGACAAACGGCTCAGCTGGCGTTCTCGGCTCGGGCCTCACCTTCACGAACGCAACTTCTACTGGCGTCCGCACGCAGCGCGACTTTGCTGGCGTGATGAATCCGGTGCTGACGAACGAACTGCGGTTCGATGGGTATCGGAGGGTGCAGAATCTGATTCTGAACTCGGAGAACTTTGCGGCTGCTTCATGGAACCTTGGTCCTCCAAGCGGTTCAGCGACGGCGAGCGTCATTACGTTTACGGGCGCAGGCAATGACTACCGCGTGCAGCTTGTGGCGATCACGTCAGGTCACACTTATCGAGTGACATGCACCGTAAGTGCCGGGACCAAGACTGGTACGGTTGTCATGATTGACACGGCAACTGCAAGTGCAAAATTGGTGATCGCGCTGTCTGCCACTCCGACCCGCTACAGCTTTCTCTATACGGCGATGAACACGGGTGCAGTACTCGGGTTTGACAATCGGGTTGGTTTGGGTGGTGATGGACTTGCAGGAACCATCAACGCGACGCAGTTTCAGTACGAGGATGTCACCAACCAAACCAACCAGAACCCATCCGAGAATGTCTCCACTGGCGTCCTCTCGTCCCCCTACTACGGTGCCTTCGCTGATGGCGTGCAGTATTTCAGCTACCTGAATGGCAATACGGTGGTCAGCAACGTGGTGGTACCTGCCAGTGGCACAGCGATCAACCCCACCACGACGCTGAAGGGTATCAACGAAGAACTGGCGGCGACCAATTATTTCCTTAATTCGACGGCTCCGTCAACGCAGACCATCAGTTTGGGAATCGGAACTTACATCGTCTGGATGTACGGCACGGGGTCAGTAGTCGTGTCTCTCGGTACTGCTTTAGGAACTGGTACAGGCACAGCGACGAATTCTGGCACTGACTGGTACACCAGCAACAGCTTCGTAACTCTGGTTATTACGACTGCGGGCACCATCGTTTGTACGGACACTGGCTCAGTCACGTTTGTGCAGGTGGAAAACAGCACCAACGGGTTCCCAACTTCGCCGATCATTACCGCAGGTGCATCAGCGACTCGTGCTCAGGATGTTTTAATTGAACCTAAAACCAATGTGCCCGGATACTCGGCTACACAAGGGTGGTTCCAAGCCGAAGTCATCCTGCCATTTCTGCAAGGCGTGAATATCCCTGTATGGGGTTCGGACGCTGGCGATACACCACTTGGCTTTAACGCTTTGTCGGACGCGAGAACATTCAACGGCACGACTGCAACGTCTACAGCGAACGCCGCAACTGCACTTGCCGTCACCAAGCTGGCCATGACCTACGGCACAGGACCAACGGAGTCCGTCTGTCTCAACGCAGGAACGGTCGCGTCATCGGCAAATGCTTTCCTTGGGCCGACGACGAACTTCCAACTGTATGGGGGCGGCGCTCGGTGGACCCGTAAATTACGAGCGGGCAACTCGACCCTCACCGCAGCACAGCTTCAGACCGTGACCGGGAGCACGTACTAAGTGCCCGCCGTCCAGCGCGAAATCAATTGGGTTCTCGACAACAACGGGAACATCATCGGCTACTATGCGCCCGGCACCACCAGTCCGATTTTGTCATTTCCTACGGCGCTCGGGGTGCTTTACTACCCGCCCTTCGCGGGCAGCGGTGCGCGCACCGTCAACGCAAAATTCAGCGACATTGTCAGCGTCGGAGATTTCACGCCAAACAAGGATGGTGTCACCGATGACAGCTTTGCCTTTCAGGCAGCTGCCAACTACGCTGGTGCACTAGCGTTTGTTGCAGCTGGACAAAATGTCAATATCATCGTTCCGCCAGGAAAGTACCGCATTGCCAACTCGATCATTCAACCGGCCCACGTCGGGTGGATTGGCTACGGTGCTTCACTCATCGGACCGATCACCGCTTACCCGCGCATCACTGGTGCGACGGTCGTGCCAGCGGCGAACGATGTAGCAGGGCAGTGTGGCGGCGCTTGCTTCACGGACGCGCCGAGCAATAACACGCTCTACTATGTCCGTTGGGAAGGGCTTGACTTTCAGGGCTTCCGCTGGGGGCTGGTGTCGCAGTCGTTCGCTTGGTATGAGCCGCAAATTGTCAATTGCAATTTCAGCAATTGCGACGGCATGGCCATGTCCTACCAAGGCGCACAGAGCTGGAATTTTATTGATCCGATCATCAACAATTGTTATGTCGGATACATCGGCTCGGCGACGTGCTTTGCCGCGGGGAATGCGTACACCGGCAACGACAATTACTTCTCCGACAACATCAAAATTTCTGGTCGTCGAGCCAATCCGTACATCGTGGCCAACACCAATTTTGATACGTGGTTTCAAGCGGCCATACTTCGTCCGACAACGGCGTCAATCGTCATTACCGGCAACATCGGGAACTATGTGCTGTCCGCAACTCCCACGGCCTGCTCGCCGTCGAGTCGCTTGGTCTATATCCCGCAGCGGAACAATCGCACCACGTTTAACACCGGCATTAAAGACATAATCATGTTTGGCTCGGCGCGCGGCTGTTGCTTCATCTCGCGGCCAGTGCAGATTGAGCTTGATACCATCGTGGGCGAAGGGTGTTTTCTTGATCCTGTAATCAACGCTGCGGGAACTACTGAAACGATGGTCACGCTGACCGATAGCACCATCGAAATCTACGGCGAGCTCCACAACATTGACGCGATCTATTCAGCGATTGGCGGCGTCACTGGCGGTTCGGTCAATGTGCTGCTCACTGGCACCGGTATCGGATTCGGTACGCTTCACGCGTCGAGCCTTTACGGCACGGTAATGACACCGCAGTTCTTCGCCAGCAGTCTTGCTAACAACATCGGTTCGACTGAAAATCAAGCATGGCTGAGTTCGATCAGCGGTTTGGATTTGCCAAGCAAAGGGCAAGCATCCGTCGCGAGCCAAGGCGGCGACTATGTCTATTTCCTTGCTGGTGCGTCGCATCGACAAAAGGAATACGCCTACGGCGCAACGCTCCCCCGGATATTTGCTGCTGGCAAGCTGCCTGGCGTTGCCGGTACCGAAACCATTTCTTATATCGTTTGGTCTGGATCAATCAGCCCTGACCTGTTCTACTTTCCGGTGCAGGGTACGTTACGCGTGTGGGCGCGCGAAATGGACACCGGTGCGCAGGACTTGGGCGAGTTCCTCGTCACGCTCGGGGGCCGTAATTCCAGTACCACGGTGGTGGGCGCACTTGCAAGCGGCGCCATGGTGGTGCCGATTGCGGTTTCTCAAGTCGGGATCGGCGCGGGTGCCGTGATTCGCATTAACAACGCCGACAATTACGTGGTCAAAAGTGTCAGCGGCTTGAACGTCACACTATGCACGCCGACACGAAACAACTACGCCAATGGCAATGCTGTCGCGACCACCTTTAGCGTGGACCGGACATTGCTTGCCTTTACAAACGGCATTGTCACTGTCACGGCAAACACAGGCGCGTCGGCCATTGCGATTACCAGTTCCCTCGGCACGACCGTCCCCGTAGAATGGCGGGCAGAATTTACCTCACATGGTCCCCCAATCTAATGACACCTGAAATCATCGCTGAAATCATCGCTGTCATCATCGGATTTATCCTTACGAGCATATGGGGGCTGTTCGCATGGCTGCTTGTCGACAAAGACAAAAAGAAGCAGGAGCAGATCCAACTGCTCTTCAAGCGTCACGACACAACAACAAGCGATTTGCTCAACCTGCGCCTGTTGATCGCGGGAAGTCACTACTCAAAAACCGAATTGGATATAAAGTTCGAGAAATTGGAGCACGCCTTTCGTGGCGGTCTCAACGACATCGGACTGAAGGTTGATCGACTGACCATGACGATTAAAGGAGAGCAGCGATGAAAATCACCGTGCAGCGCACCAGCTATGGCACTCAGGCAACCGAGGGCGCCTTGTCGCTCGACAACGATCCGTTTACCTGCGTGACGCTTGAGCCGTTCGCACGGCCGGCCGGCGCGCCGAAGGTTCAAAACAAAACGGCGATCCCGGCGGGCACCTACCCGGTCGAGATCGACTTCTCACCGCATTTCAACCGTGACATGCCGCTGCTGGACGCGGTGCCAAACTTCTCTGCGGTGCGTATCCATTGGGGCAATACAGACGCCGCGACTGACGGCTGCATCCTGGTCGGCAGAGCCACGCTGAATCAGGATTTCATCAGCGCCAGCATCGACACGTTCAACGAGCTGTTCCCGAAGATTCAAGCCGCCATAGCCGCCGCCGAAGGCTGCTCAATCACCATCATTGACGGGCCGGGAGCGCCGTAATGGCTGCGGAGACCGTCACAGCGACCGCTACGGCCGCTCCCACGCCTCCGCCCGCCCCAATCCACATCGGGCATCAGGAAATCGCGCTAGGGCTGATCCTGGCGCTTCTAGCCATCCTAGTGCTGCGCTCCCTGCTCCGCGTCTCTCAGGACCGAAGCCACTCGCTCAACGTGCTCGACCTGATCACAGATCCTGAAAACGGCGGCATGTCGTTTGTCCGGGTAATGGCATGGGGCGGCGTTGGGATTCTATCGTGGGCCTTGATTGCCGCGGCGCTTGCTCATACCATGACTGACGGCATGTTCATCGGCTATGGCACGGTAGTGGTCGCGCCGGTGGTCGCCAAACTCTTAGGGTCAAAATGAATCCGATCGTCAAAGGCGTGTTGATTTTGGTGGTGGTGGCGGCCGTCTTGGGCGGTACCGTATGGGGTGTGATCCACTACGGGAATACCCGTTATGCTGCAGGGCAGCAGGATCAAGTCAAAGCCGACCAGCTCGATACCGATAAACTCAAGCAGCAGGCCGCGCAGGAGCTGGCCGACGCCAATGCCAAGACCGCCGCTCTAGATGCCGCCAACAAGATTTTAGTCGCCCACCAGGAGGCATCCGATGCAACGAACACTGCTACCGTCAATGATCTGTCTAGTCAGCTTGCTGCTAAGCGCTTGCGCGACCCAAACGCCAACTCTGGATGTAGGCGCAGCGGTAGTAGCCAACTGCCCGGCGCCCAAGCCGGTACCACAACTAGTTCAGCAGACACTGCCCAAGCCGGCGGGGTACTTTCAGAGCAGCTTACTGAATTACTCAAACGGCTCACCCGCGAAGCCGACGCAATAAACGACGCCTACATCTCCTGCCGAGCAACGCAATAGAAAAGGGCGCCGAAGCGCCCTTCCCTTCCCGCCCTGGCACACTGCTGGGTTACGTGCCGCTTGTATTGATCGGTGCTGGTGCTGGCGTAGGTGCCGGCGGCGAACCGGCCACAGGAGCCGAAACGGTATTGGCGGTCACGGCTTGAGCCAGCGCACTGGCATTGCTGTTGAGCTGACCGACAACCGTTTCCAGCGCAGTGGTATCAGCGCCGCTTGCGGCCAGTTCCTGAGAAATCGTGTTCAATTGCGCAGCGAGGCCCTGAATCAGCGTGATTGCCGACTGCTCGACGGTCTGGTCGTTCGCTACAGCTGCTTGCAGATCTGAGATTGCTGTCATGATGTCCTCGATGAGAGAGAGAATGTCGATTTCCTCGACGGAACCACAGTTGCTGCAGGTGTGAGTGTGGCGCATCGCGGGATTTTACCTTAGGAGAGACTTAAATGGTCGCTTTCAACCATACGCCTAGACTTACTAAGCAACGGATGGGCCAGCCTAGTGGCGTCCTGCCCGTCGGTCGAGTTCATCGCTACGCTTAGCCTGCAGCGGGTAAGACTGCCGAAAGCATTCTCGGTACGGCGACTTGTACGTCACATGGGCATCTGTACATGAATACCAGCTTGATGGGGTTGAGCGGTATCTTGCAGATACTTGGAATCCACTACACGGAGACGTGCATCCAGATGTGCGTCCGATTGCTGTGAACTCTCCGTGGCAGTGACATAGTCCATTCCGCTTAAAATCGCGTCCGTAGTCTCAATCAGCTTCATGTATTGATACCACGCCCATGGGGGTTCTGCCCCCGACGCGATCTTTTCCTTCGCCCAAGTGCGAACGGCCTCTAGTTCAGTCTTCATTAG